GGGTCGCACAATGAAGATCCACAGCCTCATCCAAGGCAGCCCGGAATGGCTGGCCTACCGCGCCCAGCACTTCAACGCCAGCGACGCGCCGGCCATGATGGGCTGCAGCCCGTACAAGACCCGCGCCCAGCTGCTGCGCGAACTGCATACCGGCATCGCGCCCGATGTCGATGTCGCCACACAGAAGCGCTTCGACAACGGCCACCGCGCCGAGGCGCTGGCCCGGCCGAGGGCCGAGGAAATCGTCGGCGAGGATCTGTTCCCCGTGACCGGCAGTTTGGGCCGCCTGTCGGCCAGCTTCGACGGGCTGACGATGACCGAGAACGAGGGGTTCGAACACAAGGCGCTGAACGACGCCATCCGCGCCGCGTTCACGGCCATGGAAGCGCTCGGGCCGCACGACGACGCAGCCGCCTGCCGCCTGCTGCCGATCTACCACCGCGTGCAGATGGAGCAGCAGCTGCACATCAGCGGCGCCGAGCGCATCCTGTTCATGGCCAGCGAATGGACCGCCGACGGCATGCTCGTCGAGGAACGCTACTGCTGGTACTACCCCGACGCCGAACTGCGCGCCGAGATTCTGCGCGGCTGGGACCAGTTCGCCACCGACTTGGCTGCCTATACCCTGCCGGCCAGCGAAGCCCCCACCGCAGTCGGCAAGGCCCCGGAAGCCCTGCCGGCCCTGCGCATCGAAGTGACCGGCCAGGTCACCGCGTCCAACCTCGCCGAGTTCAAGGCCACGGCCCTGGCCGCCATCCAGTCGGTCAACCGCGACCTGCAGACTGACCAAGACTTCGCAAACGCCGACAAGGCCGTGAAGTGGTGCAGCGACATCGAAACGCGCATCAGGGCTGCGAAGGAACATGCACTGAGCCAGACGGCCAGCATTGACGCGCTGTTCAAGGCCCTGGACGACATCACCGCCGAGGCCAAGCGCGTGCGCCTGGATCTCGACAAGTTGGTCACGCGCCGGAAGACCGAGCGCAAGGAAGAGGCGGTCGCCGCCGCCCGCGCCGCGCTAGACAAGCACATCGCCGATCTGAACGCCGAGCTGACCCCGATGCGCCTGCAGCCGGTGGCCGTGGACTTCGCGGGCGCGATCAAGGGCCTGCGCAGCTTCGCCAGCATGGACGACGCGCTGCAGACGGCTGTCGCCAACGGCAAGATCGCGGCCGACCAGCAGGCGCGGGGCATCCGCGCCAACGTGGCCGAGTTCAAGGCCAAGGCCGACGGCTTCGAGTTCCTGTTCCACGACCTGGGCCAGATCGTGCACAAGGCCGCGGACGACTTCGCAATGCTGCTGCAGGCCCGCATCGACGGGCACCGCATCGCCGAGGCCGAGAAGGAGCGCAAGCGCCAGGCCGACGAAGCTGCGCGCATTGCGGCGGCTGAGCAGCGGGCGCGCGAACAGGCGCAGGCCGAGGCTGCAGCTGCCATCGCTCAGGCTGCGGCGCCAGCGCCAGTGCCGGCACCGACGCCTGCCCCGGCGCCAGTTGCAGCAGCGCCGGCCGCGCTCGCCCGAGTTGTTGCACAACCTGCAACGACTGCCGACGAACCCGCGACCCTCGCCCTGGGCGCCATCTGCGAGCGCCTGGGCTTCACGGTGTCGGCCGCGTTCGTCACCGACTCGCTGCACATCAAGCCGGCCGGCCTGTCGCCGCGCAAGACGCCGCTCTACACCGAGTCGCAGTTCCAGACCATCTGCCGCCAGCTGCAGAGCCACGCCAGCGCGATGGCTGAGCTTTATGCGCAGGGAGTGTGTGCATGAAGGCCGCGCCGATATACGTCGTCGTTTGCCAGAACGACAAGTCGCACCCGCGCTGGGGCGTCGATGAAGACGGCCCGCTGGTGCACGAGCAGTACACGCGCACCGCCACGCTGGAGGCCATGCAATTGCGCGCAGCCGCGCTGGAAATCTACGGCGCCTGCCGCGTCGGCCGCGTGGTTTTCGAGGGTGAACCCGGTTTCAAGGTGGTGCCTTGAACGCCGCCCTCCGCCAGGCCACCGCCGAACGCATGGCCCGCGAGGAAGCCGAGCGCAACAAGCCCGGCACGCTGGCCGATGCCTGGACCGACCAGCGCCCGCGCGACCACATCGTCGAGCACCGCCGTGCGTTCATGGCCGGCGCGCTGACGACCATCGAACTGCTGCTGGCCGGCGTGCCGCGCGAGCAGCTGCTTGCCGAGTGCGTGCAGTTCGGCCGAGCTATCGGCACGGCTGCTGAGCGCGCAACTTCCTGACCCTCAATTCCCGCTAAACGAAAGCGACCTATTCATGTTCGAGATCACCACCCCCACCGCGGCGACCCTGACCAGCGTCACGCCGCGCACCGAGAAGCACGGCGATGACGACGTGTTCGCCGTCAGCCTGGGCCTGCAGATCATCGGCCCGAACACGCTGCTTGATCTGCTGGACCCGACGCTGCGCGCCACGCTCTACACCGCGCCCGAAGGCCAGGAACAACTGCCCGGCATCGATCCGTCCACGCCGCTGCTGCGCACGCGCGCAATCGACCACCTGAAGCTGAGCGCATCTTTCGACGGCTGGACGCTGGCCATCGACCACGGCATCGACGAGGCTGATCCGATCAAGTTGAGCGGCGCAAAGGTGGACAAGTTCGTCGTCGAGCCGATGCAGGGCGGCAGCGTCGAGATCCGCTTCCGCGTCGGCAGCAGCGACATCGACGCAGCCGAAGCCGGCCAGATCTGCGCGCACCTGGGCCAGGAGATCAGCATCACTTTGCGGGCGCCCGAGAAGGCGCCAGATGCTATCGACGGCAGCGTCGAAGCCTTCAAGAAGGACCACCCGGACGCGCGGGAGCCGGATGCGACGGATCTGTTCGCGGCTGGTGGCGAATCCGGCGATGAAACCGACGAAACCGGCGTCAATGCTGACGAATCGGCTGGTGCTGAAGACACCGACGCCGAGCGCGAGCAGCGCGAGCTGGAAGCCGGCATGGCCGCCAGCATCGCGGACGCGGGTGTGAAGCCGGCTCGGCGTGGGCGTGTGGCGCATTGAGCTTCAACGTCATGGTGAGGCGGGACCAACAGCGCGCATCGGACACCGAGTAAGCACAAGGCGCGGCTCGCTGTTGGGCCTCGCCTCGACCTAGAGTTAGGCATCAACCGGAGAACAGCATGCCAGCACCAAGAATGCCGAAGCACACTTGCCCAATGATTGACAGGCTGAAGGGCTGCATTGAGCGCGCCCACGCAAGCGCGGCCGATGTACCAGATGAGGCGACAGCCGAAGAGCTGCACTCGCTGCTGAGCGACATTGCGCACGAACTGAAGGGCGAGGCCGGCGCGCTTGAAGACTTGCGAGACGCAAACCTTGGCCTTCGGAACTGCGCCGAGTATTGGCAGGAAGAGGCGGCACGCTTGGAAGCGGCTGTTGATGCCTAACGTAGAGCTAAGCGGGACACAACAGCGCGAGGACAAACCATGACCGAAGACACCACGACCGACCCCAACAACCGGCCCGCTGTTGTGGCTCCGCTTGAGCGCCAGGTTAGGCCCGCTGCGTGGATACAGCACCACAAGGCCGGCGATAACCTCGAATGGGATGATCCGGGCGGCAAGCGGACGGCTTTGTACGACGAGCAGACGCTATGGAACGCCTGCGCCCGCGTTGCGGAGTTGGAGCGCGCGAAGCTAAAGGCCGAGTTGAAGATTGCGATGGAACACAGCGCATGGGACGGCATGCTGCAACTGGACGACGCGCTGCGCAACATCAGCGACTTGCGGGCCTAACGTTGCCGATAAGCGGCACGGCACGGTACTCCGTGACGGGTCCGCTTGATTGGCGGGGTTAGGTTTCACTGTTTCCGAAGCGAGAAGGAAGACGAATGCCAAAGATTTACAACGCGCCGCCAGGGTTTGAAATGAACCCGATAGGCTATGCCGCCGAGTTGCGGGCACTGCGTGCGGAAGTGGCACGGCTACGCGACCCAGCACTACCGGCTGACGCTGACGCCGCATTTTCCGAGTGGGTGCTCGATGTGCCCCTGCATGAGCGCACGCCCCACAACGTGTGGCACGCAGCGGCAGCATGGAAAGGGGCGCGCAATGCCGAAAGCTAAAGAGCCTGATACGCGGTGCGCTTTGTTTGTGCTTGGTGGGCCAGCACTGCGAGCCAGGCGCTGCACCAACCAAGCCTGCGGATGGGACGCCTTGAAACGCCGGGCATGCAAAGAGCACATGCCGAAGGCGCTATGGCCGGTTGAGAGCCGGGCTGTTGTGAAACCTAACGTTCGAGCTAAGGCGCCCGTGGAGGACGCGAAGCGGCCGTAACGGGTCGCCTTGAGCGAGTAGTTAGATGGCTGGTGGAAAAGCGAGGAAATGATGGCGAACAAATGGACTTTTACGGCTACGCAGACAGAGCGAGGCTGGGACGTAGGCGGGCACGATGACGCTGGCAACAGCTTGCCGGAGACGTGCTACCCCAACGGCTACAAGGCCGCCGCGCGACTGCTGCAACTGATGGAAATTGACTTGCCGGTAACGCCGCAAGACTGGCCCGAGCGGGTTGAGATTGGCTGACATGAACAAGGTTGTGTTCGGTGACTGCCGCGCGACGATGCGCGACCTGAAGACGCAGGGCGTGCGCGTGCAGTGCTGCGTGACGAGCCCGCCGTACTTCGGGTTGCGCGACTACGGCCACCCCGGGCAGATTGGCCTGGAGAAGACCCCGGCCGAGTACGTGGCCGCGCTGGTGGAAGTGTTCGAGGGCGTGCGCGAGCTGCTGGCCGACGATGGCGTGCTGTGGCTGAACCTGGGCGACAGCTACGCAGGTGGCGGCGGCGGGAACTACAGCAAGAGTGAGAAGCAAACACCGCACGGAGAGCACATCACGAACGTGCGCAACAAGCCGGGCTGGCTTGACGCCACGGGCATGAAGCCCAAGGACTTGATGGGCATGCCGTGGCGCGTGGCCTTCGCGCTGCAGGAAGCCGGGTGGTACTTGCGACAGGATGTGATTTGGCACAAGCCGAACCCAATGCCCGAGAGTGTGACCGACCGCTGCACCAAGGCGCACGAGTACCTGTTCTTGCTGACCAAGAGCGAGCGGTACTACTTTGACGCGGACGCGATCAAGGAGGATGCCGTGGGGCAGAACCTGCACGACCTGACGGGGCCGGGGTACGCCGCGCCCGGCCAGGCGCCAAACACTGGCAACCGGAAGGCGCTGCGCACCGACATTGAAAGCCGGCATCGCAGCCAGATCAAGGGCGGCCAGAGCCTGCAAGCAGAGCCCGATGGAAGGCGCAACCGCCGCAGCGTTTGGACTGTGCCGACCCAGCCCTACGCCGGGGCGCACTTCGCGGTGTTTCCGGCTGCGCTGATTGAGCCCTGCGTGCTGGCCGGAAGCCGGCCCGGTGACGTGGTGCTTGATCCGTTCATGGGGTCGGGCACAACGGCCCAGGTGGCGCAGGCGCTGGGTCGGCAATGGATCGGGTGCGAACTGAATACCGAGTACGCGCCACTACAGCAGGCACGCACGGCGCAGGCCGCGCTTGCCATCTAACAGGATTTAGACAAAGCGTGCAAGGTCCGCCATGTATCGACGACTCAGCAAACGACAGGAAGACGCCCGCGCCCGCAAGATGCAAGCGATGCGCGCAGGGCTGGAGCGCGCCCGCATGGCCCGGCCACTTGAGCCGCGCATGCCTGACCTTCCCCTGCTGCGCCGTGAGCTGATCGTGATCGACTATGACGCAGGCCAGCCGGTCACGCACACGATGCACATGTACCGCACCAATCGGATAGATCGGTACCGCATCGAGGCAGACGGCCAGCCGTGGAAGTGTGGCGGCTGGTCCATGGCGCTGGCCGGGTTGCGCAAGGCAATGCAGCGGCTGCCGTCGCCGCGCTCTGATCTTTGGGGCGGGCCGCAGGGCTACACCGCGCAGGATGAAATCGACGCCATGAACGCAGGCTGACCATGAAGAAGATCCCGCTTTCCACCTGGGCCGCCCTGAAATACAGCCCGACGCCCAGCGCCTGGGTGCTGCGCCGCTGGTGCCGCGACGGCGAGATCAGCCCGGCGCCTGAGCGTGTCGGCCGCGAGTGGTACGTGCTGGAGACGGCCACGCGCGGCGCAGCAGTCTCTCAACCGCTGCCGACCGATGAGACCGCCATGCCGCGCCGCTTGAGCCTCGTCGAGCGCCTGCGCCAGGAAGAGGCCGCATGAACGCCGCGCGCCGGGGCTTCAAGCGCCGCGACTGGCCGAAGGGCCTTCGCGCGCCGCGCCCGCGACCTGGAGGCCGACCAGACCCGGCTGCAGGCCGGCATCGACCAGGCCGAACACCAGCTGGGCACGCTGGCCCGGCATGACATCGACGGCGCCGATGCTCGCTGGCGCGCGCTGGCTGCCGGCGTGATGGACCTGGATACAGATGCACGCTTGCAGGCGCGGCAGCTGGTGGCCGACACCTTCAGCCGCATCGTGGTCTACGCCAGCGGCTTGCGGCCTGACGACAGCCCGCCCGACATCATCGACGTGGTGCTGGTAGCCAAGGGCGGCAGGTCGCGCCTGTTGCGGGTGGACACCGCCGGGCGCTGGGTAGCCGGCGACGAATGGGCTACTGCGGCCCCGTGACGCCGGCAGCCTGGGCTTTGCCGCCCGCTGCCGCCTGCACCCGTGCCCGAATCCGCGCGACAGCTTGCGCCTGCAGGTTGCTGACCCTGGCGGGCGATACACCCAGCACCACGGCGACATCTTGCTGATCCAGATGGCCAGCCATCACATTGCAGACGATGAAGCGTTCGCGGGCAGGTAGCGCATCGATGGCAGAGCGCATCCATTCGTCGTAGCGCGCGGCATCGATCTGTTCGGCCGCCGAGGCCGTGTCTTGGCAGGCGGCATGCCGGTCAAGAAAATCTGCGCCCTGGTCATGCGCCAGGTCGTGCAGCAGCACTGGTGCGGCCAGTGCTTGCGCTTCCGCCTGCGCATATTCAGCGGCCGTCATGCCCAGCGCCTCGGCCATCTCAGCCTGCCGGGGCTCTCTGCACAGGCGCCGGCGCAGCTGGTGCGCCGTGGCCTGGATGCGGTTCATCTGCTGCCGGTCTTCCCGGCTGGCCCAGTCTGCTGCGCGCACTTCGTCCACCATGGCGCCGCGAATGCGGTGCGACGCAAAGGTCCGGAACTGCACACCCTGCGCTGCGTCGAAGCGCGCCAGCGCATCCAGCATGCCGATCATGCCGGCCTGCACCAGGTCATCGGCTTCGACATTCGCCGGCAGCCGCATAGCCATTTGGCGCGCCATGCTGCGCACCAAGGGCGCATGCTGCCTCAGCACTGCATCGATGTCGATACTGGCCATCTGCAGCCCGCTTGCCTGGTGGCCTGGTGGCCTACGCCAGCACCACAACAGACGCTGCCGCTGCCAGCCGCCTGACGGTGGCCACAGCACGCCGGCAGCCGGCGCGGGTGCGGTAGGCCTCACCCGCCGCCACGATTTCGCCGTTGGCGGCCACCAGGCGCCAGCGCCAGCCGTCAGCAGCGCGGTAGATGGCGAACTGAGGCGGCCGCTTCACGGCGCGCCCTTGCGGCCCATGATTTCGGTCTTCAGCGTGCTGCCTGCGCTGCTGCCGAAGTAGTAGCTGACGATGGCCGTCCACGCTGCGCCCAGGCTGCCCAGCATCACCAGCAGCGCATCACCGCCCAGCGCCGGTTTGCCGGCGGCCAGCAGGTACCCCAGCACGCCGAAGAAGCCCAGCGTCACCAGCAGGGCCAGCGTGCGCGGTGTCAGCGTGTCGCCCGTCTTGGCTTCGCGGTCGCGGGCGCTGGCCCGGTCTGCGGCTGCCGTCTGCAGGTCGGCTTTCGCCATGTCAGTGGCCAGTTCCTGCAGCCGTACAGCGCGGTCAGACTCGATCTGCCGCAGCTTCACGGCTGCATCCGGGTTGGTAGCCAGCACTTGCGCCACTTCGCTGGGGTCACTGCCCGTGCCCAGGGCCGACGCCACCAGCGCGCCAACGGCAGCACCCGCTGGGCCGCCCAGCAGCGTGCCAAGAATGGGCGCGGCCTTGCCGACCGTGCCGGCGATGTCTTTCCAGTCCATGCCTACGCCCCTTGCAGATTTGCCGCAATGCGGCGCGCCCAGCCACGCCCGAAGGTGGCCCACGCAGGCACATCGGTCATGTACGCCAGGCGCGCCCCGTTGAACCGTGCCGCCAGGCGTGGCCCGGTCATGCTGCCCACAGCCTGCAGCGTGCGCGGGCCGATGACACCGTCCTCCGTTTCGCCGACAGCGCGCTGCAGCAGCTTCACCGCGGTTCGCACGCCGCTGTTCACCGCCGCGTCGAACACATCGAATCGGATGGCATCGGGCAGCGTGTCGCAGCCCGCCGGGCCCCAGTAGTCGCGCAGGTAGATGGCCTTCGCGCGGTCCAGGGTCAGGCCCGCAATGTCTTCCGCCGGATAGCTGCGCTTCGAGATGCCGAATTTCGTTTCGCCACCGGGGTCAGCTGGGTTGTTGACGTACCCGCCTTCATGCCCCAACAGCTTTTCGAATGCAGCGTCGAAGTTCATGCGGCACCTCGCGCATCTGCCAGAGACAGCTGGCCCAAGGCTTCCGCTGCTGCGTCGTGGTTGACGCTCAGCGCACCAGGCAACGCCGTGGCGCCGACCCACTGCACGGCGATGACGGCACCGTCAGGGCCCTGCAGCATCGGCGCGCCAGGCATGGGGACCCAGCTCGACCCGGCAGGGGCCCAGGCAGGAACAGGGCGGCCGGCTGGCGCCACCACAGCAACGGGCGCGGGGGTAGAGGCAGAGGTAGAGGCAGGCGCAGCCGCAGCCGCAGCTATGGCGGCAGGCGCTGGCATACCCAGCAGTGTGCGCACGAAGGCGACATCGTTCGGGCTTTCGGTGTTGAAGCTGATTTGCATGGCGGTCCTTGGTTAGGCGACGACTGGGGCTGCATGCCCACTGCACGCGGCGATGGCGGTTGTCATTTCACAGATGCGGCGGCGTGATGCGGTTCTGCAGCCACTGTTCCAGCTGGTTGATGGCCCGGGTGCCCATGTGCCCTGCAATGCCCACCAGCGCGGCCGTCAGGCTTTGCGGTGCGGCCACGTAGCTGCACAGCCAGAACGTCAGCAGGCCCGCGAATGCGCTGGTGGCCAGTTCGCCGATCAGCGCGCTCAGGTTGAAGGCGTGCAGGCTGCCGGCGCGCACCTTCGCGGCCCAGCTGACCACGCCGCCCAGCATGGCCACCGCCAGCAGGAACACGTACTGCAGCAGCTGGTCAATCGTCATCGTGGACGGGTCCAGCGTGCCGCCGCTGGCGCCTGCGCCGGTGCCGGTCGGGTCTTCGCGCGGCAGCGAGCGCGCAGCCGATGGCGGCGCGGCTGCGTGGGGATCTTCCAGCGCGGCGCACCTGGCGGCATCTTGCTGGCTCAGGGCTTCGCGTTCTTGCACGGGTATGTCGTTCATGTGTTCCTTCAGATCGCCGGCACGCTGGCAGGCTGGGGCACTGCACTGCCTGACGGCAGCGCGCAAGGGATGGCCTTGGCATCGCTTTCCGCGATGAGGAAGCCGAAGAAGAAGCCGCCCCACCGCGAAAGCACGGCGGTCTGGCTGCAGTCCACCGTGTCGGGCAGCGCGGCCGACTCGCTGGGCCCGTAGCGCGTCCAGCCGGTGCAGTCGCGCGCCAGCGCGGCGTCGCCGAACGTGTGCGTGCTCAGCGCGCGGTCGAAGTCGATGCGGCCAGCATCGCGGGCCGTGCCGTCGGACCAGTCCTCGACGACGACGGCGACTGGCGTGCTCACGGAGTCGGCCGGCAGATGACGCGGGCGTCCGCGTCGGCCACTTGCGCGCCGATGCTCGCCGGGCCCCACTTGCTGAGCACATGGGCTTCGGCGCGGTCAGCGGTGCAGACCACGCGGTTTTCCAGCCACTTCGGGCCGGCGCAGCCGGTCAGGGCGCTGCAAATCAGGCAGCCGATGAGGTAGCGCATGGATAGTCCTTCCCGGGCCTCAGGCCCATTGCCATTGCCCTGTTTCCATCTGCCGCGCCATGCGCGCGGCGCGCGCTGGCGTCTGCTTCGCCCAGGTGCTGGACAGCATCGAGGAGGCCGCCTGCGGCCAGCGCTGGTCACGCACGTAAGCCAAGGTCTGTCGGAAGCCCAGCAGGCCATTGGTGCCCATCTGGAAGGCCATGCCGATCAGCACGGCCTGGCGCACCTCGTCGAGCTTGTCGAACCACGGCAGCGCGGCGCGCACCTGCTGGGTCTTCTCGCGGATGTCGTTGGCCAGCAGGTAGTCGATCTCGTCGTCGCTCAGCCCGCCGCCCTTGCGCCTGTCGATGAGCCTGCCGACGCCGATCGTCCAGTAGCCCAAGGAATCCGGGTAGGCGTGAGGGACGCGGCCTTCCTCGTCCTCGAGCATGCGGCGCAGGCTCATTTTTTCAGCGCCCTGGCCTCGATGCCGAGAAGCCGGCGCTCATGGTCGGCCAGCTGGAAATCGTGCTGCTGGTCCTTCAGGTCGCGCGGGGTCTGCGCGTCACGCAGGCCGCGCACCTCGCTGCCAAGCTGGCGCTGTGAATCTGTCAGTGCCGCAATCAACTCGCCCTGCCGCTGGGCAGAGAAGGAGAGGACTGCAGCCTGACAGGCCAGGAACACCGCGCCAGAAAGAAGCCACGTCAGCGGCACTTCGTAGCGGATGCGCAGGTGGTTGTCCTCGCTGGGAAGGACGACTTTGTCGGGTTTGCTGTTCGGCATACGCGGCATGCTAGGAAGCCGCCGCATTGATCTAACGCTCAATTCACGCTGCGCGCGACCTCGTACCACGACACACCATCGCACGCCAGCGTGAGCGTGTCATCTGCCGTTGTCGTGTAGCTGCTGGCCAGTTTCAGGTTCGAGCCATCGGTCACGGTCAGAATGCCGGCGAATATCAGCGTCACCACGTGCCCACTGTGGCCGGTGGCCACGATGCTGGTGATGCCCGTGGTGCCGGTGACGGTGACCACGCGCACGCCCTGCGGCAGCGTCAGCGCGGCGGCGCTGGCCACCGACTGTGCGGCGTTCGATGTGGCCGGCACAAAGGCACCCAGCGGCCCGGCGCGATGGTCTTCGGCTGCGGTCACAACGCTGCCTGCCGTGGTCAGCCTGTAGAGCCGCGCATAGCCGCTGCCGTCGTTCCAGTTCGTCGCGGCGGTGCTGACGCTGACAGCGCCGGTGCCGCGCGCCACGACCAGGTAATTCGTCGCGGCGTTCGTCAGCGTGACGGTGCCGTCGGCGACGGTGATCCCGCCCCAAAGCCCGCCGTAGTAGCCCCAGGTTAGGCCGGACGTGACGGACTGCCGCTTGCCGTAAACCGACATGTGCGACATCGTCTCGAAGTTCTCATTCACCTGCACCTCGGCGGTGGCGCTGGGCGGCGTGGAGATTTGTTGCAGGGGCATGTGCGGGCCTCAAGTTGCGAATTGCGTGATCGCGCCGGACAGCGTCATCGTGGACGCGATGACAGAGCCGAAGTACGTGAAGGCCGCGGCGAACCCAGTCGCCGCGCTGGTGACGACGACTGAAGGACCGCCGGGCGAACTCGCGGAGTAGGAGGTGTACGCAGCGGCCGCGTCGATCAAGGCAGCCAGCGCCGATGCAACAGCCGTCATCGTGTCGCCGCCAGATGCCGTGTAGTCGAAGTTCGTTCCCGCCAGTGTCACGCGGTAGGTGTATCCAGCGGCCGCGGTCCCGCCGAAGATGAACGAGCTGATCTGAGGCAGCGCCGATGGGATTGCTGCGCTGCCAGGGCTCTGCACCGATGCGCTCAGCGCGTAGGGCGGGGACGCGCTCAGGCTCAGCGCGATGTTGGCCGCGCCAGCAGGGCCTACGACTACGCCAACCGGCGTGCTCTCCAGGTAGTTCTGCCCGTACTGGAAGCCTGGGCCTGTCCACGCGGTGTCGGCGTTCGCCAGGTCGCGCATCGCCGCATGCACATAGGCCGCAGGCACCGAACTGGTCGTGGTGTAGGTGACCGAGCAGGCGACGGTGTCGGCCGGGAAGATGACTTGCGCCGAGAAAGTGACCCCGGCTGGAATTGTTGCCGCGTTGCCAGTGACGGGGTTCGTGATTGGCAGGTAGGCCAGGAACGATGTGCCTGCGGCGGCGTCCGATGCGCGCTGGATCTGGACTGCGGTGACGGCGTTGTCTCCTCCCGGCGTCGATACGGCCGCAGAGTAGGCAACACCTGCAGCGCCCGTCACCGTAATCAGCGCGCCGCTCGACGTTGCCGCATACGCCGCTGTGGCATCAATGGCCGCCGCGAATGACGCCGCTGCGCCAGCTAGATTCGTGTCGCCGCTAACGGTTGTGTAGTCGATGGTCAGGCTTCCCAGCACTGCGCGCAGCAGCACGCCGGCGGCGAATGTGCCGCCAAGCGTTATTTGGTACACCTGCGGGATCGAGCTTGCAGCGCCTGCCGCCGCGCTGGTGCTGCCGATGTAGCCCTCTCCCACAACTGCGCTCACCTGCGTCACATCGATGCGAAGGGCGGTCCCCAGGCCGACCCCATCAGCCAGCTGCTGCGCGCGGGTGTAGGTGGCCTGCGTCGCGGTGGCTGAGATCGTGCGGCGCAGGGTCGTGGGGCCCAGCGTGTACACGCGCACGACGTAGGCCTCGCTCGCCTCACCAAGGCGCACGCCGGTAGATGGCAGGAACACAGTCGAAAGCCGTGAGCGCCTGCGCCAGGTGATCAGCACGTCCTGGCTGGGCTGCGCAGCCGCGCGAATGTCCACAGGAGCCAACGGCTTCAGCCCGCGATTGCTGTTGGTGAAGTTCGTCGTCGCAGGCAGCACCGTCGATCCCAGTGTGCCGCTGCGCAGATAGCGCGCCTGCCCCGTCTCGGATGCCTGCTGGGCCACACGCCGCAGGCCGCGCATGCGCAGCAGCGCGCAGCGTTCGGCGGCCACATGCGTTCCCATGGCCCACTCAGTGCCGCGCTGGCCGCGCAGCAGGCCGCTGACGGTGTACACGCCAGCGCTGACCAGCGTCGCCGTGCGGAACCGAATCACCTCGTCGCCAACAAGCAGCACGTTCACTGCCTGGTCAGCCAGCATCGCGGCGCGCGTGCTGCTCGACAGCTGCCCGTTTCCGACGTTGACCGTGAGGGCGTTCTGCTCATCGAACCCGATGTCGGTGAACCCGCCAAGGGTTGTGGTGCAAGTGCCGAAGATGGCGCTCTCGGTGACCGTGGCCACGGTCGAGAAATCGGTGTTGTTCGAGCTGCTGAGCACCTGGCCGCCTGGCCATGTCGTGCCAGCGCCCTTGGCCGCGACGTAGTAGCCGGCCGCGTTGTCGTCGTCGCGCAGGATGGGGATGTCCAGCGCCAGGAAGACGGTGTTGCTGGCCTTGCCTACGTCGTTGGCCGGCGTCTGCGTCGTGTCGGTGGCCTGCTGCGATGCGGTGGCTGTTGAATCGTCACCGATTACCTCGTATCCCAGCACACCCAGCGCATCGCGCTTGCGTGTCAAACGCACCTGGAAGGCCCGCCCGTCGCGGTCGATGATCTGGACCACATCAGATGGGTCGAGCTTGGCGTATGTCATCGGCAGCGAGATCGCTCCAGAGACCAGCGCGGCCGCCGTGTCGATGACGACGGCGTCAGCGATGCCCTTGGCCTCGGCCGGCGTCATACCCACTCCGAGGCGCACGGTCTGCACGGCAGCTTGCCCGCCGGTCATGCGGTCGCTGTACTCAGTGCCAGCCTGCCCGTCGTCGTTGACGTTGATGTAGCTGACCGCCACCTGCGGCGGCAGTTCAAGGTCGTTGCCGACAGTCAGCGGGAAAGACTGCTCATCCGGTGCCTCGTTCTTGGCGGCCAGGTCGGCCCAGGGAATGGTGACAGCAGGCGCAACGCCGCGAGGCCTGAAATAGAGCTTGTCGCGCAGGCAGGCCTGAAAGAAGAAGGCGGTGCTCAGCTGCTCCAGCGTGCCGCGCGATGGCCCGGTCTGCAGTGCCAGGCTGCGCACCGGCTTTGTGATGCCGGTCAGCGCGCTGGCGTCCCAGCTTCCGGCTGGCATGCCCGCGCGGGCGCAGATGGCATCGACCACGTCCCTGACGCTCTCGGTCGTCGAGTTGATGGTCAGGCGCGCGTACCAGGTCGAGTAGGTCTGAGGCGATGTCGTGATGACGCCCTGTGCGCCGATCACGACTGATCCGACGAGTGCCACGCTGCGGGTGGTGAAGCCGAAAAGTGTGTTGCTGACGTTGCCCAGCGCCACCCAAGCCCCGTCGCGCAGGACGTAGAGATGAAATGCCCCGGCGCGCTCTTCCCACAGACCCAGCTCGCCGTCCAGGTTCGTGAGTTGGTTGAGCGTTCCGCTGTTGTTGGGGCCGTTGATCGTGCTCTGCAGCGTCAGCGTCGCCAGGTCCAGCACAAACACCTGATCGTTGCGGCCGACCGCGTACACCGTGCCGTCCATGATCACCATGCTGGAGACAGCAGAGACCATCGCCGCCGATGTCGCGGCCGGCGATCCGCCAGAGACGCTGTGCCGATAGATGCGGTTCGACGTGCCAGACCCGATGGAGGTCACCAGCATGTCGCCGCCGCCGATGGCGTAGCGCACGGAACCGGAGCTGCCCATCACCTCGCCGAGCGACAGTGTCGTGAAGGTGCCCGTCAGCCCACGGTTCAAATAGCCCGTCGAACTGACGGTGCCAAAGAGAGCCGGCGTATCGCTATTTCCGACCCCCTGAGATCGGTTCATAGCCGCCAGGTAGGTTCCAGCCACCGTCGCGGTGCCTGCGATCACGTCGATGTCGTACACCTGGATCGTGCTGTTCGAAGCGAACTCGGTCCCGCTCGTGGAGATCGGCACCCGAAACACAGTGCCGGTTGAGGCCGCAGAGCCGATGAAGGAGCCTGCCGCCGCATTGATCACAGGCCCCGCGCCGCTGCCCGCCATGCCGACGACGGATAGCCGCGACAGCTCGAAAGTCAGATTCGGCAACTGGCCGCTGGAGCCAAGGTCCAGACCCTGAATCATCAGCGTCGAGCGGCCTCGATAGGCCGGCGCATTGCCCGCGCCGACGGCGGCCTCATACGTCGGATCAGGCAGCTGCGTGGCCGCCCCCGAGTAGAAGGTCATGGAATCCCAAAGGTCGGAGCCTTCCGAATTCGCCAGCGCCGTATCGGTCGCGCCGGTGAGCCGCGTCCACACCAGTTTGCCGTTCGACCAAATGCGCGTGACAGACGCAGCCTCGCAGTCGCTCATCAACACCAGCACGTCCGTGACGTAGCTGTAGGAGGTGCTGTCTGGCCCTCCGCCTTTGCCCGCCGATGTGGTGGTCGAGACTTCGCGCTTCGGGCTGGACCAGACGATCTGCCCGCTGACCCGGGGCGAGCCGCGCAACCAGGGGATGGGCTGGCCGTACTGGCTGCTGGTGAACCGCAGATCGCTGAGGCGCGGGCCCTCTATGCCGGGCTTGCTCTCGGTGGCCGCGCCCAGGCCGTAGCCGATGGCCCAGCCGGTGGAGATCTGGCTGTAGTCGCCCGTGTAGTAGCCGTACACGCCACCCGCGGCGGCGCCGATCACGCCCATCACTGTGCGACCCATCAGGCGACCCCTGGTAAGCGATAGATGCCGCGAAGCTGCATGCTGCGAGCGAACATGAGGCGGGTCTCGATGCAGCGCGCCGGATGCCCGGCGTTGGTGGAGTGGATCAGGCTCCAGCCGCCGTGTGCGTAGTCGCCGACGATGCCCAGGTGTTGCGGGAAGTGATCCGTCGCCAGCACCAGCACCGCGCCAAGCTCGATCTCGTCCCGGCGCTGCATGAACCGTCCGCACCAGTCCAGCATGCTGCCGTCTGGCCAGCGGCTGTAGCCGTTCACGTCGAAGTCATCGGCCACCATGCCCAGCGACCGCGCGACCATGATCACCAGGCCCGCGCAGTCCAGCGCCAGGCCCGGCACGCGGCCCTGATGCGCCCACGGCGTGCCCAGGTGCGCGCGCGCCGCCGCGACGACTTCAGCGCCCGTCGTCATACGCTGCCGTCCGGCTTGGCGGTGAGTTCGTCGATGCCTGGCAGGTGCGGCTCACCCTGGAAGTTCAGGACGTTCGAGAACTTCGCCTTGCAGTCCTCCGCAAGGCGCTTGCGGCAGCCGGCGATGATGCTGAATGAGTCGCCGATGACGATGGCGCTGATGGCCTGCTGAGACAGCGTGATGATGCCGGCCGACGCATAGGTCTTGACCTTCACCGACATGCCGACGTTCGCGCCGCTGGTCCAGGTGAGAAAGCCCTCACCGTAGTAGTCCGCAGTCGGCACGGCCGTCCAGAGCCCTGCGGAGGTGAAGATCTGCTTGCTGGTCACCGCCGACACGGTGCCGGTGCGCGTATAGGCCGCGGCCGTGAGCCGGCAGAGGTTGTTCGCGTTCGGCGTCGGGTAGTCGGCAAAGCGCGCTCGACAGGTACGCGTCGTGACGTTTCCCACCGTCTGCTGCAGGTACTGTTGCAGTCCGCGCAACTCGGCGACGATGACGCCCTCGCGCAGCCCCACCTGGCCGAAGGTGCCGGCGAGCAATGGCTCAAGGCCGTCTCCCGGGTTGGCCCAGTTGTAGCGGCTGACGACGAAAGCCGCGTTCTGCCACAGGCCGCCGAGCACGCCGGCGCGCGGGAAGACGGTTCCGTCGTCAATGCTGGTCAGCTCGAGGTTGTCCACGCCCAGGCCGGCGCTGCTGGCCAGGCTGCTGATCGTCAGGCCTTCGGTCGCGTCGTACAGGACGCCGCCGATGGTGACGCTCTCGCCCGCCGATGTCAGGCCGATGACGTAGCCGTCGGTGCGCGTGATCTTCAGCAGGTAGCCGAGTGTCGTGCTCTCGCTGTTCAGGTGCGCCTGGTAGCCGGTCGGCAGCGTGATCACAGCGGCACCTCGACGATGGCGATGCCCTGCACCTGCACCAGCAGGCCGCCAGGTGTACGCGCCACGGTGCTGGCCGGCATGTGGTCCATGTCGAAGCGCGCCGGCACGTCGAATGAGCCCGTCCATGTCACGGTGTTGGCCGCTGGCGCGCTGGCGATGGTGAGCACGCCGGTGGTGGTGTCCAGCGCCCACGACGCCGGGGCCAGCGGCGCGCCAGAGACGCGGACCTCGAATCCATCGGCGGCCGGCTTCTTGATCGGGCGATCCAGCGTCAGCGCCCCGGCGACGTAGCGCTTCGCGAGCTGGAAGGTCGTCGATGTGATGCCGCTGACAACGCCGCTGGCGTTGCCGTGCCACTCCGCGTGGTCGATGGGGTCCTTGAAGCGGAAGCGCCCGGCGCGACCACGGCTCGCCATGAAGAAGCCCAGCACCGCGCCGTAGTCGGCTTGCGTCTTCACGCCCGGGCTCACGTCCCAGCGCTGCAGCGGGTACTGGCGGCGGCTGTTCGCGTACTCGCGCGAGTTGGTGCGCACGATGTCGGTTTCGAACTCTGGGCCGCCCTGCGCGCCGAATGCGACGGCTTCAGGGAATCGCGGTGTCTCTAGGAAGGCCATGCAGCCATGCTAGGAAGCCGCCCTCAGTTGTTGCGCGCGCTGGCGATCTGCAGGCCGCGCGCTGCAGATGCCGCGATCTGCTGCTGTGAGCGCTGATCGGTTCCGCCGGCCACCGTGAAGTTCTGGACCACGCTGATGGGGCGCTGCCCGGCTTGGCCTGATCCGCTGGCCGCCAGCTCCCGCGCGCTGGTGACGCGGCCGTCAGCCGTCGGCAGCATGTACTGCACGCCTCCGGCCGCGGTGAACATCTCAGGGCGACCGGATTCGTTGACGCGGACCATCGTGCCGGCCGAGACTGAGCCGCCGATCTCGCGGCCGCCGCCGTAGTTCGCGCCCTTGATGGTGCTGATGATGCTGGCCGTGGCCGCGATCACGCTGGCCATGCCGGCGAGGTTTCCGGGCCAGGGCGCATCGGCAGCCTTTGCCACGCCCGCTTGGATCGCAACGATAGAGGATGCGATGGCATAGGCCTTCTGCGCCAGAAACGCAGCTCTGTAGACCGCGTCCTGCTTCTCGGTGCCCGACTTGGTCGCGTTGGCCAAGGCTTCCAAGGCGCTTGAGGTGCTGCTCAGCGCATTGATCTGCGATTGGCTGCGTGCATCGGTGATGCGCCGCTGCATGTCTTCCTCGATGGCCACGCGCTGGTCGGCGTACAGCTGGGTGTTCGCCAGGTCGGCCTGCTGCGCCTGCATGGATGCATCGAGCCGCTTCTGGCCCTCGGCCTGGATCAACGCGACCTGATCCTCGATGCCGCCAGAGCCCGCGCGCAGTTGCAGCGTGTCGATCTTGGTGTCGGTGCGGCCGTTCTTGACGGCCTTCGTGTCGTCGGTCGCCTGGCGGTCGGCACGGGCCCGGCCGGCGTCCAGTTCGGCCTGCGTGATCTTGCCGCGGGCTGCGGCCAGCTCCAGCGCGCGGATGGTTTCCTCGCGGGTCAGAGCGATGCGCGCCTCCATGTCGCGCGTCTCGGCCATGGACTGGTCGAAGCGCGCCTTCGCGGTGCGGTCTGCCAGGTCCAGCATCGCCTGCCCGGCGGTGTAGGCCGCCAGCAGCTTGGCCTGCTCACCCTGCTGGAAGGTCTTCACGCCCAGTTTCACCTCGGCCTCAGCGGCGCGGAAGGCCTCGGCGCGGATGGCTTCGATCCGCTGGCTTTCGTCCTGCGTCAGCGCGATATTCAGCGCGGCGGATTCCTTGGTGTAGGTCTCTTCCAGCAGCGCGCGCTCACGGGCGTACTTGGCCGCGATGGCCTTTTTCGCCTCGTTGTATATCGTGAAATTCTTTTGGTCTTCAAGTTGGCGCTTTGTGTTCTCGTCCAGCGCCTTGCGTTCTTCGGCGTTGATCTTTTCAAGGCCGGTCTTCGTGTCGGCCTTTAGGCCTTCGAGGTAGGCCTGCGCTGCTGCGCGCTTGGCGGCCAGTTTTCGGGCCTCTTCCGGGTCAACCGGTGACTTGAGATTCGACGGGGTGTCGCCCTCCATCTGCTGGCGCTTCAGGTCGTCAATAGCCTTCTGAGCCTGCAGCAAAGCGCCTCGCGCCGCCTCGCGCTTCGTCAGCAGATCGGCGTTCATGCCTGACACCTGCTCGTCGGATGGCTGCGGACCCCGCCCTGACCGCGCCCACTTCTCGGCGCGCGAAATTTCCGCGTCCAGCTTTTCGATCTGCGCTTTTGCCTCGTCGCGCACCGACATCAGTTCGCGCATCGGCGCTTCGGTCGAGCCGCTACGGGCCTTGGCGATACGCTGTGCCGCGCGCTCGGTGATGTCGGCGGCTTCCTCGGCGGCCGTCTTGACATCGCTGAACTTCAGGGCCAGTGCGCCGATGGCAATAATTGCGATGCCGATGGGGCCGCCCAGGGCGCTGACAACAGTCCCAAAGGCACGGGACGCCCCGGTGGCCAGCACCGACGCAGCCGTGTCCGCGCGCTTTGCGGCGGCAGCGGCGGCGGTAGCGGTAGCCTCGGCCGTCGCGGCTTCAAACGCTGCGGCGCGCGCTGTCACAAGGCCGGATTCAGCCTTCATCAGCACGCCGCTGGCGACGGCCTCAGCCTCCTTTGCGGCGGCCAGCTGCAGCGTGACCGTGCGCTCAATCGCCTTGGCCTCAAAGTAGGCCGGCGAGGCGGTAAGCATCGTTGCATTGGCCGTTGCCTGGGCCAACTGGCTTTCCAGCAACGTGACGTTCGCTCGCGCGGCGGCAAGGCTTGCGGCGGCCTGCTCCATCGTGATGACAGCCATCGTGTGGGCGACATCGGCGCTCACGGCTTGCGCGGCGGCTCCGGCGCTGACTGTGACAAGGCGCTGCGCCTCGGCGGCGCGGGCGGCATTGGCCGCAGCCACGTTCTGCGCCAGCGCAGCCGTTGATGCGGCCAAGCCTTGCACGAACTTGCCGGCCATGGCGCCAGCAACGGTGATCGCTACCGTTTGCACAAGCGACCCTACAGCCTCCAGCGCTGAGCTGGTGCGCTCTGCCCAGGTCTTGATGGCGTCGTCGCGGCCAATGCCGGTGGATGTCATCGACAGCAGCTCGAAGCGTTCGGCGAGCTTCTGAACCGTGTCGCCGACGCCCTTGAGGACGCCGACCAGAATCGCATTCTTGCCGCTGGCGCTGTCCATGGCGGCGGCAAGCGCCATAGCTTGGTCCTTGACCAGCTGAAGCTGTGCCACGACCGTCTGCGGAAACTGCGCGAAGTCCTTGCTGATGCGGTCGCTGGCCTTCACCAGCGCGTTCGTGACCACGTCGGCGGTCAGCTTGCCCTGCTCGCCCAGGCTCTTCAGCTGCCCGATGGGCACGCCCAGGCTGTCGGCCAGCTGCTTCATCAGGTACGGCGCGTTTTCCAGCAGGCTGCGCAGTTCGTCGCCGGCCAGCTTGCCCGAGCCGAGCGCCTGACCGAACTGGATCATGGCGCTGGACTTCTCGGCCGCGCTGGCGCCGCTGACAGTGATTGCCTTGCTGAGCAGCTCGACGACGCGCAGCGTGTCGTTGGCGTTGCCGCCCATCTGCTTGATGCTGGGATTCAGGCGGGTGAAAACCTGCACATTGCTGTCCAGCGCCGAACGGGTTGAGACGCTGATTGCGCGCAGCCGCTCGAACGCAGCCGCGCCGGCCTCGATGCTGTCAGCCGCCACGTTGACCCGGGCCTGCAGCATGCGGAAGTCGTCGGCGGCCTCGGCCATCTTCAGCGCGGCCAGAGCCGCCGCGTAGACCTTCACGGCCAGGGTGATGGCGTTGAAGGCGCGGGCGGCCTTCTCGGTCTCGGCTTCGACTTGCTTGCGGCCGTTGATCAGCTGCTGGGTTTCAAGTTCGACGGAATAGAAAATTGAACCGACGTTTGTG